TCTAGTGTATATTGATTTGATAGTAAACTAGCTATCCATTGTTCTCTATCTGCTGGGTATAATGGATTTTCTATCTCACTTAAATCTGTTAATGATACAGGCACACCCATAGACATCTTATCACAAAAAGATGGTATACCTTCTATTATGGCATCAACACAAGCAGTTGATTGACAAGTAACTACTGCGTGAGCCTTTTGTAATTCTTCTATATATGGAGTTTTACTATCTTTTGTTCTTATTCTTATTTCTCTTTTAGTATGTTTCTTTAAAGTTTCTACAACATTTTTTTCCCAATCAAATAAACCATACCATCTTCTAACGTGATCTGATGGTGGCAATACTAATACATAACTACCATCATATTTAAATGGTTTTAACTTTATATGTTGTTTAAACTTTCCTAATCTTTCTCTATCTGCTTTATTAAGTTTATCTATGTAAGTCAACATCAAATTGTTTTTTGTAATTCTATAAATCTTATCACCAAATAATTTATTTACACCATGCTTTTGTTCTTTAAAATAATATGCATGGTCAAAATGATAAAAGGTATGTGTAGATTCTTTACACTTTCTAATTATCTCACCAGTTCCTCTTAATATACCAAATACCACACACGGATATTCTAAATGATGTTTTAATGATTCCCATTTAGTCATCTCATACTTATCAACTTCTGTTTGCTTTTCGTGCATAATACCATATGCACTTTTAACAAAAGCTCTTATAGGTACATCTGTTAATTGTCTTGTAGAAAAACCTTGTATCATCTTAATCTAATTTGAAAACACTCCGAATAATATTTGTACCAGTTTGTAGAATAATCACAATGCTCATATTCTGAAAACCAAGGTCCACCTTCTGTAAAATGAACATTCTTTATATCATCTTTATGTTCATATTCACCTGCTAACCAATTCCATTCTAATGGTAATTCACCTATCAAGTCTTCACTTTCTAACCATTTGTATTGATGTAATTCTAAACCACTTGCACTATTTACATATTCAGGTGTTAGTGTTGTACACTTTTTACAATTCATCAACATAAAACTAGACCAATTTTTTTTAGGATATGTTGTTTGTACTTGATTTAAAAATTTTACTTTACTCTTTGGTGTGTAATCGTGTTTACAAACTTGTACAGCATATTTGTCATCTCTCAAACGCCATAGTTCTGCTATATCTGCTTCCATTAACATATCACAATCCATAAACAATGCCCAACCTTGATAGTTCATCAAATGTGGTATAATAAATCTACTAAATGAAAACTCTGTAGAAGACAAATTGTTTCTTTCTCTTACAAAATCATCTTTAATATTGTTTAAATATATTGGTGTGATAGCAACAGGTTTAGTTGAGTTCTTTAATATACTATAACTTAATGTATTAAAAGCAACTTTCTCTTTACTATCATAACCTATAAAAACATTTATCATTTATTTCCTTCCGATGGATCAAATCCATAATCTAACACTATACTTACCAGTGCAAAGATAACGCCTATCATAATAATACCCCATAGGCCTGTATCCCATTCTACAAATAATATATGATATAAAAATTCTAATCCGTTCATTAAAACTTTCTAACAATATGTTTTCTTAATGCTCTAGTTAGTTCTTCTATCTTATCTATAACAGCAATCAAACTAGGGTCTGTTATGTAATTACTTTTATCTTTTAGTTTATCATATTCTTTTAATGGTATTGTGACCATTGACTGCTCATTTTCATAAGTCATATCGTGGTCGTGTGTATCTCTATCTATTTCATCACTCATAATAACTCCTTATCTTTTAAACTCTGGACTTTTGCCAGATACTTTTCTTTGACCTTTTGTGTGGTCGTAAACACTTCCAAGTATTGATCTTGCTTGTACGTGCCCTGTTTTCCCATCTCCTAAATTATGATTTTTAATGCCATAATTTGCCTCAAATCTTTTTCTTACTAAATCCCATATAAAACTATCGTGTTGTTGTTTTTCATTATATATAAAATCTTTATTATACATATCTTGCATTTCCTGAGCATACTTTAAAGTATGACTATGTTTACAATTCCAATATAAAAAACCACATTCACTGTAATGGCTACCTCTACCTAAATAACTCATCATAGAATCATCTCTATGTATATGTTGTGCTATCCATTCTGCATCTATTCTGTTATAAAATACACTGTCTGCATCAATACCTATTATACCATCGTAGTTTTTTGAGTTCTTTAAGATAGCATCTGTATATGCATATACTTTGTAACAAAATCTAACGCCATCTTTCCAAAAATCTTTTAACTTATCACCAATAACTTTGTTCTTATTTCTCTCTACAAACTTTTTTAATTGTGGTACCTTTGTATAAAAATCACTGTCTTCATTGTAAACTAATAATTCAAATGGCCAATTATATGTACTTCTAAATCTATGTGCATATTCATTATATAAAGTATTATTATAACTAGTGACTACTAATATTTTCATATAATTCCTTCCATTTGTTTCCAATTATTTCTGGTGTATAAAAACTTCTAATATGTGATTGACCTGCTTGTATTTTCCACAATACTTTTTCAGGATTTTCAATCGCCCATTTTAAACCATCTAAAATATTTTTTCCAATCCAAATAAACTCTTTTAAGTTTTCATAACTAGGACATCCTGGTGTAGTAATAACAAATCTACCTAGTCTTAAAGCATCTACTGGTCTATTATTACCTTTACATTGTGTCATATGATCGTCTTTGTTTACAGGTAATACTACCAAATCACTTTCTCTAACTAAAGCACCTTGTTTTCCATAAGTCCAATCAATTATATTATTATCAAAAAAGACTTGCATTTCTTTTCTTAAAGCCTTTTCATCATCTCTACTCATACCTTTATGCCATCTTGGATGTTTTTTAACTTTAGGTATGCCTTCTGGTTTATTTGTTATGACTTTTAATTCTGTACCAGGTCTTTTCAATAATATTCTTTTGTATTCAGAAAGCCAATCTATTTGTTTCATATTTCCGTGTGCACCATAATATACTAATTTCATATTACCTGATACTCTAAATTTAGCTTTTTCTTCTGGTCTTTCTGTTGGATCAGGTATGATTGTAATTTCTTTTCTACCTGTATATTCTATTACTTTTTCTTTTAATCTTTGACAAGTTGTTGTTATATGTTTTGCATGCATACAAGTATAGTTCCATTCGTCCTCTGGACCCCACTTTGGATTCCACTTATCATCTGACACATCAAATATATAATTTATATTTTTTGATATTAAATAATCCACATCTTCTCTAGTATGTTTTTTAGCTAATACCACTACATCATCTTTATTACAATCTTTCAAATAGTTTATAACTTTACTATTTTTATTATTTTCTGATGGTATTTTTGCCCTCACTCTAAAAGAGTAAGGATATTTTTCATCTTTGACAACAGGTAAATAATATTTTAACATATATCTAATACTGCTTCAATCATTTTATTAAAGCCTTGTTCTCTTTCTTCTGATGTCATTCTTTTTTCATCTACAGAATCATCTAAATGATCTGATATTGTACATACTGATAATGCTTCTTTATCAAATTGAGATGCTAGTGCATATAATATGTGTGTTTCCATTTCTACGGCAACAGTTCCTTGTTGTTGTAGTTCTTTCCACCAATTTGGATTTGGATTATAAAAGTAATCATTAGATACAATACTACCAGCGTGTGCCTCTGGACATTGTTTCATAAATTTTTCTAACCATTTATAAGTAACACTCGGACTTAATTGGTATCTATTAACTAATCCATTTGTAATATTACTATCGGTACTTGCTGTTGTTGCTGCTACAATATCACCTACTCTAGTCTTCTTTGATATACCACCAGCACTACCAACTCTTATAATACACTTCACATCATAGTGTTCGTATAGTTCGTGTATGTAAATTCCGTTAGATGCCATTCCCATACCACCAGCTTGTGTAGATATTCTTTTGCCTTTGTATGTGCCTGTGTATCCTAAACAATTTCTTACTGTGTTTACACACTTGGCGTCATCTAAAAATGTTTCGGCAATCCATTTTGCTCTCAATGGGTCGCCTGGTAATAATACTATATCAGCGTAATCACCTTTACTTGCATTGTTGTGCGGCGTCATATAATTCCTTCCAGTTGTTTACTCTTTGTCCGTTATAACTTCTATTGTATGGGTGGTCCATCATAAATGTATTTAAGCCTACAGCCTCTCCATCTTTAGCATAATCTATTCTATCTTCTACCCAAATATAATTTTTACCTTTATATCTTTCTTCTAAAATATCTCTCTTAGGTTTTGTAAAGTCACCAGCACAATATATGTAATCAAATATATCACCAAATAAATGTACTAAATTGTGTTGTCTTAATCTTTGTGCATACTTATCTGGACCAATCATACTAATAACTTCAAACTTCCAACCCTCTCTATGCAATCTTGTAACATGCTCAATACTATCTCTAAATGCTGGTAAATAACCTAATGAACCTGTTTGATTGAATTCGTTGACTTTATCTAAAGCTTCTTTCTCTGATATGCCAAATTGTTTTGACATTTGAAAATGTTGGTCTGTATCTGGTAATCTTATGTAACCTTGATCTGCCATCCATACTTTGAATGCAAATGCCCAATCTAATAAAACACCATCACAATCAGTTATTATTGTCTTCATAATCTAATATCATCCTTCTAATTTCAGGCCAAGTACCTAAATCAATGTAATCTAATATTTCAATAGCTTTAGAACCAAAAATAGGTGTTTGTTCTATTTCTCTATCTTTTGTATGTAGTTTTAATGTTGACTTTTCCATAAAGTTCATACATACATCAAAAGTTCTTTTTCTAAAAGCAAAGGCGCACCAAAACCCATTGTAGTTAAATAATGTATCTTGTGGTTTATCTTTGTAATCAATAACATTATTTTCTGGATTAACATATAATGCACCTTTTGTTTTTAAAATGTCAGCGTTGCTTTCTTTCTTGTAAAGAAATGTAAAACCTGTTTCTAACAATGAATTTTGTACCAATGTGTACAAATCATTATTTGGTTTTAATTTCATTAAAGTATCTGGTAACATAACTAAATTATATTCACCAAACAAATGTTTAGCACTTTTTATAGCGCCTGTATATTCTTGTTCATTTGGATTTTGAAATGTAAATGTTATGTTAAATTTATTTTTATATTTAGCTAGATACTGTATTAGTTCTAGTTTATGTTCATTTATTACAACAATAAACTCTACGTCTTTTCTTCCATAATCTCTAAAGAAGTTAAAACAATTATCTATTAGAGCATTCTCGTTATCTAATCTTAATATTTCTTTTGGATAAGGTAGATTTAATCTAGTTCCTTTTCCAGCGGCTGGTAATATAACTGTTAATTTACTCATTTGTTTATATAATAATTTAGTATATCTATCTTTTGTTTAGGTGTGTAGTGTTGAGAGGTACCAGCAGTAATCCAACAAGTGTCATTTGTTATTGACATATTAAAATTTTTAAACTGTTGTTCACTCTTAACAAAACTATGTTTTAGATTATTTATCTGCCACATATTCATAGGGTGGTCACTCTCTGGTGGATTATCTAACATAACTTTTGCTTGTTCTACAACTTTTTTAGCAGCTTCAGGCGTAAATACAGCTGCAGATACTCCACCTAAAAACCCTCTTTTTAATCTGGACACTCTATATTGTTCTACTTTATTATTGTCATTAGGAAATGATTGTGTCTTTATAGGTATGCAATTAATTTGTGTTTCAATTATAAGTTCGTTATGTTCAAAAGGTAAGTTTAACCATCTTAATAAGTAAAAATGTTTTCTTTGAGGATTGTCTGTTAAGATAGCTTTACTCCAATTGATATGGTTATCTTCACATAACTTAATCATATCTGGTGTTGGATTAAATAATGATATAATTTTTTTTAGTTTAGGATAATATTTGTTACATAGACTAGACCATAGATTAAAATAATTGTTAAAGTAAACTGGGTCTGCTGCACAATATAAAATCATTTACCTATTTCCCAACCTATTACAACACCGTAGTTTTCTTTGCCGTTATGTTTTTCATATGCTGGAGTGATAAACAACCCTCCTGCTTTATATCTAATCATTGGTAGTATGTCATTTGATTTATAACCTGTTACAAGTCCTAATTCAATATTCCAATATTCGTCTAATTCAAACTCCTTACCAACGTAAGCACTGATCCTGTCCTCGGAATTGTAATACACACCTGCAATTGAATTGTCCACTTTGCACCTTGCGTGTGGATGTATATTGTTGTAGTCTGCTTCCAGACCCACGTGCATTGATAGTGCCAAAAATAATCCTATACAACTCATTTTCTTTTGCCGTATATACTAGGATAATGAGGTAATTTACCGTGAGGTATATGTGTTATCTTAACTAACTTTGTTTGTTCTGCTTTTGAATTAACATAGATACCTTCTATTTTATCATAACCATTTTGTTTTGCCCACCATACTCTTTTATTACCTGTATGTACAGCTATTCCAGGTATAGGGTTTCCGTTTTCATATTTTGGCCATCTCTTTTCAACTAACCAATAACTATCTAAATCTGTATATAAGATTGGATAAAACATACCAGCTCTATTCATACTAATATCTAATTTGTCGTATCTTTTCATCATAAAGTTTGTTTCATTTGTTAACATTAATTCTTTGACATCAACTAATTTTTTTTTATAACCAGGTATCTCAAACTCTGCTGTTAAGATTTTCATTTTCCTACATTTGCACCTTGAGTTACAATAGTTCTTAAAACTGTAAAACCAGGATCATTCCAATTCACTTTCTTTTCACAATCAGTATCTGTTAAACAGGTAGTTTTCATACAACCAGATAAAATAACAAAACTAATTATTAATAATATTTTTTTTATTGCCATTTTCCATCTCTAATATCTATCCACGTTTTAGGATAAATTTGTTTAAAAGTTTTTGCATTCACTCTATCTCTATCTAATTTATCAACTACATAGTAGCCTTCTATCTTATGATATTTTCTTTTTTTAGCATACAATACTCTTTGATTACCCACAACACATAGTAAACCTTTTTTTGGCTGACCATTTACGTCTTTAGGCCATCTATCTTTAAACCAATATCTTTCGTATGAAGTAAGAATAACAGGATACAATAAACCTAATCTATCCATACTTTCTGTTAATCTTATGAATTGATCTTTTGTTTTTTCTAAATGTTCTGGACCTGGTCTTATAACTATCTCATTGACATCATATTCTTTTACTAGATTACCTAATGCTTTTGGATAAACTCTAGCTCTCAATACTCTTATAGGGAAGTATTCTCTATATTTGTATTTTATAATATCAATTAGATTTTTTATTTTTGTCAAAACCATATTTAGCTATATAAAAACTGTCAACAATATCTGTGACAGGATTGTTTAATTTTCCCATATCAAAATCTTTCATCAATTCGTTTTTGTGTTCTTTACAAAAACTATCATACATTAATTGTTTGTCAGCGTTGCCTTTGCCTGATGCAAATTTTTTGACTTGGGTTGGTACAACTGTTCCATAATCTATTCTCTTATCCATCAATCTATATTTTAGAATACCACAATTTTCAGCTATCTGAAATACTGCTTGGCCTTTTGAACCAAAAGAGTATCCTTCAATATAAACTTCTAAATCATATAGACCTACATACTCATCTATAATATCAAGTACCCATTGAGATAAATTATAAAATCTTTCTATTGGGTCTTTATATTCTTTGTGTTCTATACCACTAATATTTTTTCCAAAGATACCCATATGTTTTTTCTTACTTGTTAGAAAAAAGAAATTACATTTATCAAATTCAAAACTATCATCTGTAACACAAACAGCAGGAGAATTTAGACTATAATCAATTCCAATTATCTTCTTCTTTGTCTTCTGTTTCAAGTTCATCTTCTACCTCATATCCACAAAAAGGACAAGTCAGAGGATCTAGCTCTGTCTCTTCCTCGTTATATTCTATTGAATATTTAGTATCACAATTAGAACAATACTTTTCTACTTTTTCCATTACAATTTAAATTTCTTAAACTGGTCTTTCTTAACATCTTGTTTTATTCCACCAATTACATATGATTCAATCTCTGTTTCTTGTGGAGCATTTTGTGTTGACCTACTATTCAACCAATGATCTACCCAAGGCAAAGGATTTATTTTTTGGTCATACTGTGGATTTAATTGTATGCCTTTCATTCTTCTATTTGCCATATACTCTACGAATTGGTGTAATAGTTTTTCCGATAAACCTATCATAGAACCTTTTGAAAATAGATAAGAGGCCCATCTTTTTTCTTCATTCAATGCATCATCATACATTTTATAAACTTCTTTCTCACATTCTTTGATAATTTTTGTCATATCTTTATCGTTTTCGTGGTCTTTCCAATTATTAATAATTCTTTGTGACATTGCCAAGTGTTGACTTTCATCTCTAGCAATAAATGATATTATCTTTGCTGAACCTTCTAGTAATTTTAACTCACCAAAAGCAAAACTACAAGCAAATGATGTATAGAAACGTAAACCTTCTAGTATGTTTACAGTTATCATTGCAAGATACAATTTTTTCTTTAATTCATACAAGTCAACTTTATCTGGTGTTAATGTCCACTGATAACCCATTTTAATTAAATCGTCATAAGTTTTAGTTACACTAGCTGCTCTCTTTTCTATCTTTTCATCTTGTATAATAGTATCAAAAACTTCTGTAGGATCAGAATACAAATTTTTTATAAGGTATGTGTAACTTCTGCTATGAATTGTTTCCATAAAATCCCAAGTTACAATACAGCCTTCTACTTCAGGCAAAGATACAAATGGTAAAAATGCTAGACAAGGACCTCTGCCTTGTACACTATCTAACATAGTTTGATATTTTAAATTAGATGTAAAGATAAACTTTTGTTGTTCAGATAATGTTTGAAAATCGTTTCTATCTTTTTGTAAAGACACTTCTTCTGGTCTCCAAAAATATCCTAATTGTTGCTGATTTAATTTGTCAAAAATAGGATACTTCATATTATCATATCTTTGTACAGATAGATCGGGTCCAAAAAACATTAATTGTTTTGTAGCGTCTAAATTTTTGTCTTTGTTAAATACACTTTTAGCCATTAAATTGTACACGAGTCACAATTCTCGTCCTCCTGTTTTGGTTTATCATCTTCAGGTACGTTATCAACAAACCCTATTGGATGTGCAGGTTCGTCAATATCTTTTTTAGCATCATATGTGTTTTGATAATAACTTGTTTTCCAACCCATTTTGTATGTTGTCAATAAGTCTTGTACCATTACTGATACAGGTACTTGATTGTCTTCGTAATTTTCTGGATTGTAAGACCAATTACCACTTATGGCTTGGTCAAAATACTTCTGCATTACTGCAACGATATTTATATATCCAGTCATCTCACGCATATCCCATAATAATGTATAGAAGTTTTTAAGTCTATGATAATCTGGTACAACTTGTTTTAATGGACCTTTTTTTGATTTCTTAATACTTAAATAATCTCTAGGTGGTTCAATGCCGTTTGTAGCATTAGAAACCACACTAGAGGATTCTGATGGCATTTGGGCTGAGAGTGTGCTATGTCGTAGCCCAGTTGCTTTTATATCTTTTCTCAATTTTTCCCAATTCAAAGATAGTTTACGATTTACAATCTCATCTACCTCTTTTTTATAGGTGTCAATTGGTAAGATACCATCGGAATATTTTGTTCTGTCAAAGTATTCACATCTACCTTTTTCTTTAGCAAGTTCGTTACTAGCCTTTAATAGATAGTATTGGAAGTATTCTGTTAACTCGTCAACTTCTTTCCAAGCTTGTTTATCATTATAACTAACTTTCATTTTAGCCAAATAATGTGCTAATCCAATATATCCAATACCTAAACTTCTTCTTGCTTTTGTAGATACTTCAGCTGCCTTAACAGGATAATCTTGGTGATCTATTATTTCATCTAAACTTCTAACTGCTAGATCACATAAGTTTTCTAAATCATCCAAATAATTGAGTTTACCTACGTTGATAGCTGATAAAATACAAAGTGCTATTTCACCATCACCGTCTATGTGTTGTATAGGATCAGTAGGTAATGTAATTTCTTGGC